AGATATGAGGTGCTCTACGTTCTTTAGTGTTTGTGAGGCAATGGGTTATAAAGCGGAGGATATATGCCAGTATCTGCGGTAGCTAGTGACCTTTCAGATTTAAAGAAAATCTTTAAGGACATTGATAAGCTAATCAAAAAGACTGGTTTTGCTAACATAGCTTACTCTGACGGGGGGATGAAGGTGGAGGACTTCACCCTCTCTTCCCTGTCTCAGAAAGCCCTTAAAGCCATTTGGATAAGAGAGGCTGCAAAGCATAACTGGAAGACAGAAGACATTGATGATGCCATGTATGAGGGCATGAATCGGTGGCTTAAAACTAAGTGTTACACTGACACTAAAGAGAAGTTCCTTCTAAGGTTTATTAAAAACCCAGAGGGAGGCGAGAAAGCAGAGGTTACAAGTTCTGCTAACTGGACAGTAGGGGAGATGACTTTTTTCCTGGACTGGATGCAAAACTTTTGCGCCAAGGATGGACTTATTTTAGAGGCAAAAGGAGAATACCTTGAAAATACCAAAGCTCAGAATATTTGACAGACAAAAGGTTAAAGAATCCTTGGCTGATGAGCTAACTCCATACGAGATTAAGAATCTTAATCAGAGTAGGAAGGCGTTTACTAATAAAGAAATATCATACATAGAAAAGAACAAGCCATACCTTCTTGCGTCTAATCAAAAAGAAGACATAAGAGAAATTATTAACAGTGGTTTTCCTTTGATGTCTAAGGGATTTAGTATTGAGCTTCTTTCCAGAAGATTTGCTTTTTACCAAACCATGTTCATAGGAAAAAATGTTGATACAGCACAAGATTTAAGAGTTAGGTCATTAAGGGCAAGGGACTGCTTAATGAATGGCCTTTACTTCGACACATTGAAGCCGATTAAGGAATAGATATGGGCACTAAATGGGATAATGTAAATGCTAGGGCAACTCCAGACCCGCAACTATTAGAGTATTGCGAATCAGATAAGCAAAAAGAATACATTTCAGCATGGATAGAATTTGGAACTTCTGCTGCTGCTGCAAAGGAGCTTGGATGTAATGATTATAATGTAAGAGCGTGTAAGAAATTAGTAGAAAGTAAAGCAGCTAAGAAAGGCTGGCAAAAATCAGACAATCACATACCTGACGGATATAAATTAAAAGGCAAGTCTACACTTCTTGACTCTGACGGAAATGCCAAAATTCAATGGGTCAAGACAGAGGTAGATAAAGAAAGACAAGAAGAAATGATGAGGGAGTTATGTGACAACCTCAAAGAGAATATAAAACCCTGGCCCGTAGTCAAAGCTCCTAAAAAAGTTAATGCAGATTTATGCTCAGTTTACACAATCACTGATTATCACATAGGCGCATATTCTTGGAACGAAGAGACTGGTGCTGACTGGGATATTAAGATAGCAGAGGATACTCTATACAAAGCATTTGGGGATATGATTAACGGAACCCCAGACTCTGAACAGGCAGTATTCGTTCAAATGGGAGACTTTCTCCACTGGGACGGTTTGACCTCTGTAACGCCCCTAAATAGGCACGTTCTTGATTCAGATGGTAGATACCCTAAGTTAGTCCAAGTCGCCGTAGAAACCTGTGTAAGGGCGGTAGAAATGCTATTACATAAGCATAAGCACGTTCATGTAGTAATGTGCGAGGGTAATCACGATTTGACTGGGTCTGTCTGGTTGCAAGCCATAATGAAGATGGCATTTAAAAAGAACAAGAGGGTCACTGTAGATGATAGTGTGTTCCCATACTACTCATTTACTTGGGGCAATGTCTTCTTGGGATGGCATCATGGACACCTAACTAAGATTAGGGGGCTGGCTGGGAAGTTCTTTTCTGAGCCAAGGTTCCGTGGTCAGATGGCGAACACTGAGCACATCTACATTAGTACAGGACACTACCACACCAAGGAAGTAGTAGAGGTATCTGGAGTGGTGATAGAGAGACACCCCACATTAAACGCTAGAGATGCCTACGGTGCTAGAGGATTTGAGCATTCTCAAAGAGGCGCATTGGCAATCACTTATGATAAAGAAAAAGGCGAGATTAGTAGAGTGACGGTAACACCATGAGACGACTTGACGAGCTAAATATCCTTGAACACTGTGAGCAGTGTATCCATCACAAAAAAGATGAAATTAATTCTTTTCGCACTTACTGCGGAAAGTTAGAGGAAAGATACGGGAGGCCCGTAGAGATATGTGTGAACAAACACTTTCCAATCCTATGCCCTTTACCGAAGGTGTAGCTAAGGTTAGGAATCCCTGTAGAGGTATATGTTCTACCTCTACCGTGGGGAGTATCTGGTGTGTTGGTTGTGGCAGGTATTACAAAGATGTGATTAATTGGAATACCTATGACGAGTCTAACAAGATACTAGCCATGAAGAGGGCTACGGAACACCAACAGAAGAAAAGAAACGGAGAGGTTACTGATAATTGTGATTACTTATAAAGAGGGTCGTGCTAATGCAAAAAAAAGCAACTAAAAAAACAGCTAAGAAAACCACTAGGAAATATAGCAAGAAGTCTGTTTTCCCCCCAAAGGGAAAGGAGAAGCTGAGTGTCAACCTAGATACAGACGCCAGCATCCGATTAGCTACACTGGCCAAAAAATGCAGAATGTTCAGAGGTAAGTTTATAGAAGAGCTTATTAATGAATATGGAGAGCAAGTTGAAGTAAAACCACCTCCTCATTTGGCTTCCCATAAGCCAAAGGCAACAGATAAACAGGTAGGTGGGAATCATTATAAGGATTTTAAAATCCAGCCCATAAAGTATATCCAGGCTAACAATTTAAGTTACTGCGAAGCCAACGTGGTTAAGTATGTTACTAGGTGGAGGAGCAAGAATGGTATTGAGGACTTGAGAAAAGCCAAACACTACATAGACCTGCTCATGGAGAGTGAGGTTATAGAGCCTAACTTAGAATATTTAAGAGAGTGATATGCGAAAGAAAACACTTAGAGCCTTGATAGATGATGTAGCTAAGTTATTACAGAAACACGTTAGATTGAAGGCTGCTGTAGCTGCTAAAAAGGATGGCTTTATAGAGTGCGTATCCTGTGGAAAGTGGTATCACTGGAAGAATATGCAGGGTGGACACTGGATAGAAAGAGGAAAGCAAGCCACTAAGATAATGGAGGAGAACATACATCCTCAGTGTGCTGGCTGTAACCAGTACGGTATGCGGCACAGGACTCACGTTAGAGAAGGTTACTCTAAATACATGAGGGATATGTACGGGGATGACTTCTGTGACCAGATGTTAATAGATTCCAGAAAACCGATTAAATACTTTAGACCTGACTTAAAGGATATGATTAAAGACTTGAGAGAAAAGAACAGGGAATTAGAAGATGCCATTTAGACCAGAAGACAAACCAAGAGTATCTATCATTACCATAATGTATAACGGCAGAACTGAATTACTTAAAAGGGCTGTTCAAAGCGTTATTAATCAAAGCTATCCTTATTGGGAGCTTATCTTGCAAGATGACCATTCTACAGATGGCACTTATGAAATGGCGGTTGGACTAGCCATGACAGACAAAAGAATAAAGGTGTACAGGAACAAAAAAAATCTTGGCATATCAAAGAACAGACTTGAGGCTTTCAAAAATACAACTGGGGATTTAATAGCCCATTTAGATAATGATGACTTTTTATATCCAGACGCAGTTAAATTAATGGTAGATGCTTTTGAAAGAAATTCAGAGATAGGTTTTGCTTATAGCGACATGGCGTACATTGAAGACAATCTTCCTTCTGGTTACATAGCTCATAAGAATTACGGAGAGCCGCTTAGTCAGTATGGGTGGAGACACTTTGGAATGTTTAGAAGAAGTGCCTACGACAAGACCAGTGGATACAATGTTGACTTAGCCTACCCTTGTGAAGATGCAGATATATTTATGCAGATTGCAGAGAAGTTTGTATTTGCCAGGGTTCCCTTTGTTCTCTACGGATACCACAATCAAGGAGAACACGCCTATACTGGGATAGGCCCATGTAATACCTGTCCTACCAGACATATATGT